AAATAGGCAAAGACGATAAACTATCAGAAGCAGACAAAGAACTTCTACTTGAAGAACTGCGGTACGATATGTTAGAAATGGAAGAAACCACAAAGCGATGGGTAAGCGACAACCAAACAGACAGCTACCTTACACGCAATATAAGACCATTAACGCTTGCTTTTTTAACGGCTACACTATTTGTGTATATAATATTAGATAGTTCGTTAGAAGCCTTTAAAATAGACCCTAACTGGATAGACTTACTTTCTTCACTTTTATTATTAGTCTATGGTGGGTATTTTGGTATGCGTAGTGCAGAGAAGATTACAAAGCATTGGAAAAAATAATTTTTTTTCTAAAAATAAATATATAACTTTGTACCATTTATTATAAAAAACTGTTTTCTAAATATATAGATATAAATATATTTCTAAATAAATAGATAAAAAACATTAATAATAAATATAAGATATCTGTAGTGTATTCAAATGTGAAACCAAATGCCAAAAAAAAAGACATTAAAGTATTGGAAGAATAAGATTGATAAACCTTTTCACGAGTTTATAAGACGTAGAGATGCGGATAACAATACTGGTTATTGTAATTGTGTAAGCTGTGGTAAAAAAGTACACTTTACAGAAACAGATGCTGGACACTTCATTGGTAGACAACACTTAATTACAAGGTACGATGAACGTAACGTACACGCTCAATGCAGAAAGTGTAACAGATTTGAATATGGACGTCAGTATGAGTATAGTATAGCTTTAGGGGAAGAACTATCACAAGAATTACTACAAAAGTCAAGAGGTGTACTAAAACTTACAGACCCAGAATGGCAAGAAATATTTGACCAATACAAGACTAAACTACAAGAACTAAAAGACAAACAAAACTTTTAGTTAATAACTTCGCAATAAACCCTACTTATATAACGCTAATAATGTGTATCTTTGAATAGACTAACCAATGTCTTGTTATTGTTTTCAACTGTTTAGCAGTCAATTAAGCCACCTATCACAAGGTGGTTTTTTTGTTATTTATAAAAAAAGTAGTTTATAATTTGTTTATATTAAATATATTTTGTTAAATTTGTGTATAATTAATTTTAAACAATAACAATATGACACTATTAGAAAGATTACACCCATTGTACAAAGACAAATTAAGTGTAGCTAATTTAGAGTATCCAGATTTAGTTGCACAGCTTTATGAAGAACTTGAAGAAAAAGTTTTTGTAAGCGATTTAAAGTATGGCAGCGTTATGGACTTGCGTATTTTTTGTGGCTATTTAAACAACCCTTTTGATTATTTTACAGAATAATTTATAAATAATGACACATTACGAGGACGTGAAAAGAGCAGCAACCCCAACGACAATAGACTATCTAAATGCAAGGATAGAGGCTTTAGAAGGTAGAGTACAATACCTTGAGGCGATAATAGAAGTAGAAATTTTAAACAAAGAACAATGACAATAAGTAAATTAAAAGATTTAATAGGATTAAAAGTAGTTTTTAAACTTGAATATGATGACTTTCAACAAGAAGTAATAGGTATTGTAAGTAGTGCTTATTTAGATGATTTTTACTTTAATGAAAAAAGCAATGAACCTATATACACTCGAGTTACATTTAGTCCTGTAGAAGAAAATGAAGAACTAAAAGAAATTGATGAAGATGAATATAATTCTATCTTTGAAGATGAATATAGTTTAGAAGATATATTAAAAATTTTAAATTAAAACAATGAGTAAAAAATTCGAAATTATTACAATCCAATTCAGAAAAGACGATAAGGATAAACTACAACAAAAAGCTGATGAAAACAGATTAAAACTATCAAGCTATTTAAGATATTTATTAACTAAAGATTTAAACAATAACAATGAATAAACAAAAACTAACAGAGTTGTACAAAAAGTATAACCTAACTAAAGATGACTTTTTCAAGCATCAGCATTACACAATCATCACTAGACAAGGCATAGATAGAATTATGGCACTAGAGCAAATGACTGTTAATTATGAAGTAATAAGATGCGAGCCTAATTATGCAGTATTTAAAGCACTTGCAGAAAAAGATGGTAAAAGCATACAAACCTTTGGTAGTGCGCTTAAAGGCGAAGGCTACAAGGATGGTAACACCAACAGCTGGTACGTTGCCGAGATGGCAGAGAAACGAGCAATGAGTAGAGCAGTATTAAAACTAACTGGCTTTTATGAACTCGGTGTATTTGGCGAAGATGAAAGTGAAAGTTTTAAAAAACAAAAAACAGAATATAAAACCCTATAAATAAATAAATATGAGTGCATTAATTAATTTTAGTTTAAACGTAGCAAAGCTACCAAAAGAGAAGTTTATCGCTGGGAAAGATGGAGCGGTATATGTAAACCTTACAATGTCAGTAAATGACGAAACACGATACGGAAATAATACTGGTATCTATGTTAGTCAAACACAAGAGGAAAGAGAAGCCAAGAAAAAGAAAACTTATCTTGGTAATGGTAAAGTTGTATGGAATAACGGAACTATTGTGAACGCTGAAAAGGAAGTACAAGAAGCTGTACAAGAACACCCAAAAGAAGAAGCTGACCTACCATTTTAATTTTTTTTATAATCAAGGGGGGTTTTTACCCCCTTTTTTTATACCTTTAAGCAAAACAATAACTAACTAAAGAAATGACAGAAGAACAAACTACACAACAAATGTTGATGGAGCTAATAAAAGAAGAGTGTACAATAGACACTTCTATGGATATTGAGTACCCACCAACCGCTTTGAGTTTAGGAGAAAAGACAATACAAACAAAGGGTGGACAATTAACATACCCTATTGGTTTAGCCACATACGGAAACATAAGCTATATCACAGCACCACCTAAAAGCAAAAAATCATTTTTTGTATCACTACTTGCATCAGTATATTTAAGTGGTGGTAATAACTTTGGTGGTAAATTAAAAGGACACAGAGAGGGTAAATGCTTAATGCACTATGATACAGAGCAAGGACATTTCCACGCTGCACGATGCTTTAAGAGAGCAGAGCAAATGGCTAACATAAAAGATGTAGGTTGCTATCAAACCTATGCCTTAAGAACATTAAGCTATACACAAAGATTAGAGTTTATAGAATGGTCATTAGAACAAAATAAAGAAAACGGAAAAGAAACTGGTGTAGTTTTTATAGATGGCGCAGCAGATTTAGTCGCAGATGTAAACGACCTTAAATCTTGTAACGAGATGGTAGCTAAACTTATGCAACTATCAACACGCTATAATACACACATAATGGTTGTTATGCACCAGAACTTTGGCAGCAGTAAATTAGGAACTGGTCATCTTGGTAGTTTTCTTGAGAAAAAAGCAGAAACTGTTATAGAGTTAGAATTAAATACAACAAACAAGGATTGGGTTACAGTAATGTGTAGACGTTCAAGAGGTTTTCCTTTTGAAACCTTTAGCTTTAGTATTAACGAGTTTGGGCTGCCATTTGTAGTGGGCGAAATATATGACCCATTAGAATATTTTGTAGTGCCAAAAAATAAAATTTTAGAATGAAAAAAAGCCTTGTTGAAATAGCCTATTTAAGACATCAAGATTGGTTAAGGGTAGTGTATGCCTTTGGCTGTAACAAAAGCACCGCAGAGGACATTGTACAAGAAATGTACATACAACTGATACAAGATGTAGATAAAGGGTTAGACCTATGGCATAATAACGATGTTAATATTTACTACTGTTGGAAAGTATTAAGAGGCATATACTTAAACACCCATAAAAAGGAAGCAAGGCAAATAAAAGAATACATAGAAGAAATAGACGAACTGAAACAAGCAGAAGATTTAGGGATAGACGAAGTAGAATACGCTAAACGCAAAGACCAAATAGATGGCATATTAGATGAACTATACTGGTACGATAGAAAAGTTTTTGAAATATGCGCAAGTGGTAAAAGCGTAGCAGCATTAAGCAGAGAAACTGGTATAAGTTATTACTCACTTTACAACACATACACAAACGCAAAGAAACATATAAAAGAACAGCTATGATTAACATAGATGTAGACATAGAAACAAAGAGAATGGTTTGGGATTTTTTGTCTACAAACAATGTTGGTAATAGAAGTAAAGCAAATGGCAACAAAGAAGAACAATATGTAGGTTTATTAGGAGAGGTTAAAGTAAAGGAACTTTTAAACATAGATACAAAACTAATAAATGGATTTGATGGTGGATTTGATTTAAAATATAAAAACAAAAGAATAGATGTAAAAACAATGGGTAGAACTGTTGATGTAAAACCTTACTATGTTAATAATTTTATATCCTACCAAAAAGACTTTGATTGTGATATTTATATATTCTGTTCTTTAAATAAAAAAACAAGTAATTTAACTGTATGCGGATGGGTTACTAAAAATGAGTTATTAGAACGTTCTAAATTTTATGAACAAGGAACTATAAGAACACGAACAAACAAAACTACGTTTACTTTAAAAGCACCAACATACGAAATAGATAATAATAAATTAAACGATATAAATAATTTAATATGAAATTAGGAGATTTAGTATACTACATTACTTACTATACTGGCATACGTTGGGTAGTAAAAAAGATATGGGGAGAAGATTGCGGATGCGATGAAAGACAGCGCAAACTAAATGAGTGGACTGATATAGATTTAGACTTATGGAAATAGAACACAAAAAACAATGGGAACAATTCAAGGCAGAGGTTACAAGCAAACTAACACAACCACAATACAAGCTATTATGTAAGCTACACGCAAAGTATTTTAATCACGCTTATTATGAGATTTGCAGTTGCCGACCTAAAGAACTAAAACGATGGATAGCCGATATTGACAGACTATACAATAAATGATAAAAAATGTACACAAGTGGGAACAAGCTGTAATAATGCTTTTAAATTTAGATGGATGGAACTTAACACATACTGGCGAAGGCTTTGAGCATTACGATGCAATAGGCTATGCACCAGAAAAAAATGGAAAGAGAGCAGAAGTAGTAATTGAAATGAAGTTCAGAAACAAATACTACAAAGAAAAACTATTAGAGGTGTACAAGTACGACAAGCTAATAGAAACTGGTAAGATAGCCCTATACTTTGTGAATGACCCTAAAGGTAATTATATGTATTGGCTAAACAACCTAACAGACTTGAAGAAGAAAGATATGTACTGCCCAGACACAACGCTATGGACTAAAAAGAAACTATTAAAGCCTTGTTACTTGCTTGACGAAGCACAAGCATCAATAATTAATTTAAACAGTTTTAAGAAGTAGGACAAAAGTTTTCGTAAAGTTTTCGTAAAAAAGTTAGTTAATAATTTGTTTATAACGTTTATTATGTTGTATATTTGTATCAAACAATAACAAATAAATATTATGACACCAGAAGTTTATATCAACAACCACTTAAACATCTTAACTAAAGAGGAAACTTATAATAAAGTATCACAGCAGTTTAAAGATAGCAACAACGATAGCAACAAAGAGTTTTTATTTGACTGCTTACTATTATTATCTAATAAAAAATAATAAAAAAATAGGAGTGTAAAAGCTACCTTATATTATGACACAACTACAAGACTTAAAAAAAGAACTTCAACAAATAGAAGCCACGCTACACCACCTTAATAAAATGGAAGGGGTTACTGAACGTATGAAGAAACGTTTAGAGGATAGAGAACTATATATAAGAAGTATAATTTATAACATACAATAACAATGAAAAAGACAAAGACTGGATTACATATCCAAACACGCAAAAACAGAATTGAGGTATTAACCGAAAAAGAGTTAGAATTAAAAGAACTTAAAAAAGCAGAACAAAGGCAGCTGGTAGTAATGGCATCTATTTTATTACTTGCCTTCCTTACGTTTTGTTTAGGGTTTATGATTGGATATGGTAGCTAATGAACTTACTACAAAAGCAAGCATATAATCTGTGGTTTAATTTTTTAGCCGATAAGATAATGGAGTGGAAAGATGCCAAGCCATTAAACAAAGACTTACGCAACTGTATAAAAGCTATGAATGAAATAGGTACATTTGTAAATGGTTTGCGTACAGAGGTTGAGGTACTACATAAAAGAGTACAGCTAATTAGACAACAGAAGAACGAACTGATACAAAAACAACAAGAAGAAATAACACAATTAAAAGACGACTTAAACAAATATCAAATGCACTATATAGACGAACCAGACGCAGTAAGCACTTGTAGAACTTGCGACACAGAAACAAACGGACAGACATACTGCTCGGAAGATTGTAAAAACTATGACCTTGAATAATATGGATAAGATAAAACTATTAGATGGTAAATACTACGACAGAGCAGAACTGCTTAAACGTATGGAAGATGACACCTTTTACTATGGGGAACTAAACACCCTTGCTTTAAGTAGTAGTAGCCTTAAACAGCTTCTATCAAGCCCAAAGACATATAACTTTAGTTTGAAGTATGGTAGTGGCGAGAGCCAAGCCCTACGAGATGGGTGGCTATTTCATACCGCTATATTAGAGCCAGAGGTATTTGCAGCACAAACATTTATAGATGTGCAAAGCAAGAACACAAAGAAGTTTAAAGAAGCTAAAGCAGAAAACCCAAGAGTGTTTACAATGAAAGAGCGTAACGATGCTGATAGGCTTGTAGATGCGTTCTACAGAAACGAACACGCAAAGGAACTAATAACTAAAGCAGAGTTTGAGATACCAGCTATTGACAACGTATTAGATATGCCCTTTAGAGGCAAGGCAGATGTATTAGCCACTAATAGGATAGTAGACCTTAAAACGACTACAAACATAAAAGACTTTGCTTGGTCAGCTAAAAAGTACGGATACGATGTACAATGCTACTTATACTGTAATCTATTTGGTAAGACACATAAAGAGTTTTATTTCTTGGCATTAGACAAGGGTAGTTTGGATATTGGTATATTTAACTGCTCGGAAGAGTTTTACTTTCAAGGCGAGGAAAAAGTAGAAAAAGCACTACACCTATATAATCAATTCTTTATAGAGGGTGCAGATTTAGATAACTATTGTTTAACTGGAGAATTATAATAAAAAAAACAAAATGAACAACTTTCATAGAAACGAAGTAAAAGCGTACAAATTAGGATATAGAGTAAAAGAAAATGGAGATTTAATTGGTTTGCGTGGTAAGCCAATAGGTAGTGTGTCTAATGGTTATCATAGATTTAAAATGAGAAAAAAGAATGGGTATATAAATTGTTTAACACATAGACTACAAGCCTATCAGAAGTATGGAGAAGAAATATATAAGTATGGTATTGTTTGTAGACACTTAAATGGAAACTCTTTAGACAACTCAATAAATAATATAGCAATAGGCACACAGTCTGATAATATTATGGATAGAAAGCCAGAAGATAGATTAGCACATTCAAGGTTAGCTTCCTCTTATAATCAAAAACATAACCCAGATATTATAAAAGAATATTATGCTAAAGAGAAATCATACAAAAAGACTATGGCTCATTTTAACATAAGTAGCAAAGGAACATTACATTATATTTTAAATAAAGCACAACTAATAAAACAACTATGAAATTAGATTTAAAGATTGAGTATTTAGGAAAGAAAGAAAAAAAAGGAGATACAGAAAAGGATATGTATAGCTTATCGTTTAAGACTTACAACGCAGAGATAAATGGTAAGTTTGAACGTAGTGAGATACGACACCTTATACAACAATTAGATAACGCTATAATATGAGAGCAACATACTTACACTACGAAAACGGAAAAGGCTACGATGTGATAGACTTTATAAAAGACTACAACCTTAACTTCAATAGGGGTAATATAATTAAGTACGTTTGTAGAGCTGGAAAGAAAGACAACGAACTAAAAGACCTTGAGAAAGCAGCAGACTACCTAAAGCGAGAGATAGAATACATAAGAAACGAACAAGAGAAATGGATAGAGAAGAACAAGTAATAAGCGACAAGCACCTTAACTATTTAAAGTGTGTGCTAATAAGCCAATTACTATTAGAGGCTAATGATGACTTAAAAGGCAGCAAAGCGTTTAAACAAAACGTAAAGTATCAAGTAGGTAAGACAAACCAAATATTAGAACAAGTGTACCAAGAAGGATTTAATACAGTATACCACAACAACCCAGAGATGTGCATAAACGTACTAAACAAAATAGATGGACTGATACACAAAATAAAAACAGCCACCATAGACGAGTTAGTAATGATAGACGCATTAGTAGACCAATACTTTAACAACAAAGAAGAAATAAACGAAACCCAAACAGCAGAATTTACTAAAATAGATTAGATATGAAACTACAAACAGTAAGAGATACAATTAAACAAACAACAAACATAGACATCTTTGAACAAACAAGGCGTAGAGATGTAATAGAAATGAGAAGCGTAGCAAACTACTACCTATATAAGATTAGCAAGATGCGACTTATGGAAATAGTAAGAGAATACGAAAAGAACAACTACAAAACAACACACGCTTCAATAATACATAGCTTAAACACCTACGACCAACACAAAAGGTATAACACAGAATTAGAACTAATGTACAAAGCCCTAATAGGCGACAATAGGCTATACGTTATGGAACAAATACCAAAGGCTACCGAAAAGCAAATAGAACAGATAGAAGAAATACTGTTATGAAAATAACAAATGAGGACAATATGGAACTAATGGCAAGGTATGAAGATAACTACTTTGACCTTGCTATTGTTGACCCACCGTATGGTATTGAAAGATTTAAAAAAGGGGGTAGCCTAATAAATAAGCACGGAGATGAAACGAGATTATGGAATAATGAAAAACCTACTAAAGAGTATTTTGATGAATTATTCAGAGTGTCTAAAAAGCAAATAATTTGGGGGGCTAATAACTTTGATTTACCTACAAGTGAATATTTTATTATATGGCAAAAGGGAAACGCTTTAGATTTTAGTTTTGCTATGGTTGAACAAGCTTGGACTAATGTAAAAAAACCTGCTAAACTTTACAAACATTTGCACGTTCAAAATAGAGAAAAAAGAATACACGCAACACAAAAACCAGTTAAACTTTACGAATGGCTTTTAATGAATTACGCTAAAGATGGTTTTAGAATTTTAGATACACATTTAGGTAGTGGCTCAATAGCAATAGCTTGCCATAATTTAGGATATGATTTAACAGCTTGTGAATTAGATAAAGAGTATTACAATGCAGCCATAAAAAGAATAGAGCAACACAAAGCACAACAAAGGTTATTCTAAAAAAAAATAATTATGTTTATATATTAGTAGCTTGAATAATCAAGTTTTATCAAGATAAAAGATATGAGCGAAAATCACGGAGGCGCAAGAAAAGGCGCTGGTAGAAAACCAAAAGCACAAGAGCAGAAACTAATAGAGCGGTTAGATGCTATAATAGACAAAGACGAAGCATTGGGTAAGTTAGGAGAGTTAGTAACAAAAGGCGATATGAGGGCTTTACAACTGTATTTAGGGTATAGGTATGGTAAACCTAAAGATAGCGTAGATATAAACTCTTCAGAGGGCTTAAACATTAATTTTAGAGATTTATTAAAATTCGTTGATTGAGGTAAAGAAAAAATATATGCCTATTGTACAAAGCGACAGTAGGTACTACATAGTTAGTGGTGGGCGTGGTTCTGGGAAGTCATTTTCAGTAAACGCCCTTTTGGTTATGCTTACCTACGAACAAGGGCATACAATACTATTTACACGCTATACATTAACATCTGCATATATATCTATCATACCAGAGTTTATAGACAAACTTGAACAGTTTGGCTCAATAGAACACTTTCACATAACTAAAGACGAGATACTAAACAAAAAGACTGGTAGCAAAATAATATTCAGGGGTATAAAGACTTCAAGTGGCGACCAAACAGCAAACCTTAAATCCTTACAAGGTATTACTACTTGGGTAGTGGATGAAGCAGAGGAACTAACAGACGAGCAGAAGTTTGACACCATAGATTTATCCGTAAGGGAGAAAGGCTTACAGAACAGAGTTATACTAATACTAAACCCAACAACTAAAGAGCATTTTATATACAAGCGTTTCTTTGAGGACAGAGGGGTACAAGAGGGAAGCAATATAACCAAAGACAACACAACCTACATACACACCACATACATTGACAACATAGACAACTTATCTAAAAGCTATATAGACCAAATAGCACAGATGCGTGAACGTAGACCAGATAAGTATAAACAACAAATGTTAGGTGCGTGGTTAAACAAAGCAGAGGGGGTTATATTCAGCAACTGGACAATAGGCGAGTTTAAAAGATACAGCGTAAGTGTGTGGGGACAAGATTACGGATTTGCAGCAGACCCAAGTACACTTGTTGAGGTAAACATAAACACAAGCACAAAGACAATATATTTAAAAGAGTGCTTTTACTTACCAAGACTAACAACATCACAAATAGCGGAATTAAACCAGAAACACGCAAAGGATGGTTTAATTGTAGCTGATAGTGCAGAGCCAAGACTAATAACAGAACTTAAAAGACATTGTAACGTAAAGCCAAGTATAAAAGGGCAAGGTAGTGTAACGTATGGCATAAGCCTATTACAAGACTATGACCTTGTTGTAAGCCCAGACAGTACAAACCTAATTAAAGAACTAAACAACTACTGCTGGTTAGAACGCAAGAGCAACACACCAATAGACAAGTACAATCACTTAATAGATGCAGTTAGGTATGCAGTAGGCTATCAATTACAAAATCCAAACAGAGGTAAATACGCAGTACATTAACCACTAAAATAATTTGAAAACGTTTATATATTAATATGAAAGTTAATTTAACTATACCAACAACGCTTAACGAGATAACTTTAGGGCAGTACCAAGAGTATGCGAAATTAGCTGATTTAAGTGAAACAGACTTACAACTAAAGACCATAGAGATATTCTGCAACGTACCAGAGTTAGTGGTTAGAAATATGAAAGCTACAGACATAGTAGAGATATGCAGTATTATAAATGGTATGTTTGACACAAAGCATCAGCTTATAAGTATGTTTAAAATGAATGGTGTTGAGTATGGATTTATACCAAGCCTTGAAGATATGTCTTTTGGCGAGTATGTAGACCTTGATACTTTCATAGGCGATAACGATAATCTGCACAGAGCAGTAAACGTACTATACAGACCCATAGAACGCAAAAGCGGAAGCAGATACACCATAAAAGATTACGAGCCTAACAATAGCGAGCTGGCAAAAGATATGCCTTTAGATGCTGTACTTGGTGCGGTGGTTTTTTTTTACAATTTAGGCAAGGACTTATCGATAGCTATGCTGAACTCTTTGGACAAGAAGAACGAGGAGATTTTAGCGCAGTATCTAACTTCACAGCCAAATGGGGGTGGTACAACTCAATCTATGGGTTATCTAACGGAGATATTACAAAATTTGAACATATCACTAAATTAGGTGTACACGAGTGTTTAACATACTTAACATACACAAAAGAGAAAAACGAAATAGAAGCAAGACAAATAAAAAGCAAGTTTAAATAATAGAAAATGAGCCAGACAGGAATAAGAGGTTTTTACCTACTAACAGAAACAATAAAAGACCAACTACTTGGCGATGTAAATGTAAACACAGTTACAACTGGCGATATATACGACATTGATTTAGCAAAGCAGTCTATATTCCCATTAAGCCACATTATAATAAACAACGTTACAACACAAGAGCAAACCCTTACGTTTAACATTAGTGTATTAGCTATGGACATAGTAGACGAAAGCAAAGAACCTACCACAGACGTATTTAGAGGAAACAACAACGAACAAGATATATTAAACACACAATTAGCAGTATTAAACAAGTTAGTAATGGTATTAAGAAAAGGTACGCTATATAGCGACCAATACCAATTAGATGGCGATGCAACCCTTGAACCATTTTACGAAAGGTTTGATAATCGTTTAGCTGGGTGGAGCGCTACGTTTAATGTGTTTGTTAAGAACGATATTACAATATGTTAGCAGATAAGTATTTAAGGGATGAACTTAATAAGTTTGCTAAATACGTTATACAGCAAAGTAGAAGTAACTTAACTAAAAGCAAAAAGAACGCTTCTAAAGAACTTTATAACAGTCTTGGGTATGACATAACACAAAAAGGTTCAACTACGTCTATGGGCTTTAAAATGGCTGATTATGGTGTGTTTCAAGACAAAGGGGTAAGCGGTAAAGAAAAGAAATACAATACACCTTATTCCTATACAACTAAAATGCCACCAAGAAAAGCATTTGACAAGTGGATAGTTAGAAAGGGTATAGCACCAAGAGGCAAAGGCGGTAAGTTTTTAAGCAGACAAAGTTTACAATACTTAATAGCAAGAGCAATATATAAAAAAGGAATAAAGCCAAGTTTGTTTTTTACTAAACCATTTGAAGCAGCGTTTAAACGTTTGCCAGATGAATTAGTACAAGCATACTCAATAGGAATAGAGAAACAAATACAAGTAAACATAAACAAATGAGCAAGATAAACGCAAGAAGTCCATACTATGTAAGCTTAACGGCTACAAACCTTACGCAAGTAGATATGGAGCTGTATGTATATACTGGATTACAAACAAATAGAACTAATTTATTTACGCTCACATCTTATGCGGTTAGCAATGTAGTAACGTTTGAGATTAGCGAAATAGTAAGAGATTATTTGCTAAATACTTTTGATGGCGATTACGCAACTGCTAATGTGTGGGTAGATTACAGAACAAATAGTTATATACAAGGCGCTGCACAAGGCTTCACTACTTATACTGAATTAACTGGCTTTGATGGTTATGGATATTTTGAAGATGGTGCTAATCCACAAAATGACAGTACAGTATTACAATCAAATAGAAGTATTTTAAAGTTAGCAGATACTCCAGCAGTTTTGCCTTTATATATTAATCAAGATATTGATGTGTCTTATTTGTTAAATGGTCAAGTTGTGTATTCTACTGATTTTAGTTTTGACCCAGAAAATACAGAGCAAATAAAATACGTTACTAATGGTGTGAATGGTGCTGATATGTTTGAGGATAGAGTTATTCAAGATGGTGGCACTTTTGAAAGCAATGTATGTTTAACTGCGTTTGAAGATGAGTTTGCATTATTGGCAGTTGATGAAATAAGAGTGTCAGATGTAGATGGTAACCTAACTATAATAACAGTACAAGATATTGAGGAGTGTAAGTATCAGCCTTATAAATTAACTTTTGTAAACAAGTATGGTGCTTTACAATCTATATGGTTCTTTAAAAGAACTAACGAGGTACTAACTACAAAAACAGAAAAGTTTAAACGCAATATTATTGTTAATGGCTCTTACGATACAAGCAGACATCAGCAAAAGATACTTACTAAAAACGGAAGCGAGAAGCTAACTCTAAACACTGGCTTTTATCCAGAGGAGTACAACGATGTATTTAAGCAGATGCAGTTAAGCGAAGATTGTTGGATTGAGATAAACTCACAGACATTACCAATAAACGTAAGCAGTAGCAGTTTAAATTACAAAACACACTTAAACGACAAACTAATAAACTACACAATAGAAGTAGAATTTGCTTTTGATGCTATTAACAACATACGATAGATGCAGATAATAGAACTATACATAAAAGGCTACAATAGATTAGAGGGTAGAGCGCAAGGAACTGCAACAGTTAATCTTTTAACAGATAGCCAAGCTACTTTTACAACAACTGTAAGCGTTGGAGATTTAGTTGAAAATCTAACTACACAAGAAAGCTCTTACGTTGTTTCTATCACTAACGATACAAACGCTGTTTTATCTGCAAGTATATTTCCAAATGCAACTTTAACTTATGAATATAGAATCACAAGCCCATACTTTAGAGCTGATTTATTTGAGGATGAGAGCATAAGCATTACAGAAACTTTATTAAACGTTAAAGACATAGGCAAGGTATTTACTCCTTTCAGTCAGCAGTTTAACCTACCAGCTTCTAAAACCAATAACAAACTATTTAGACATTACGAAAATCAAGATATTCTAAACAGTTTTGATGCAAGGTTTAGACACGATGCAATAATAAAGCTGAATGGAATAGACTACAAAAAAGGCAAGATACAGTTTAAAAGCGTATCATTAAAAGACAATAAACCACACGCATACAAAGTAGTATTCTTTGGAGATACTGTTGAATTAAAGGAAATTTTAGGAGAAACAACTTTAGGCGGTTTAGATTATGGTGATTTAGACTTTGAGTATTCAAGTATAAATATCAGAAATTTCTTTGAAGCTAGTAATAGTGCAATTACTACTACTTATGGAAATACTGATATACTCGTACCTAACATCCATCATAGTAAAAATATGCGTTATTCTTCAGCAAATGGCTATAAAGACAGTATAACAGATACTGGTTTATTATGGACTGATTTAAAACCAGCCATAAGATTAAGAGCAATTATTGAAGCAATAGAAAGAAGATTCCCAAGAATTAATTTTGCTGAAGGTTGGTTTAATTCGCCAAGATTTAGTGAGTATTATATGTGGATGCACAGAAACGAAGGTTTTGTTTCAAACGCAATTGAAGGAGGTGGTACTCGAATAGTAAGAAATAGATGGTATGATTTGAGTATACCAGATTATTCATTCACATCTGGAACAGAGTTAAGACCAGCAACACTTTCAGCTATTGGAGTTTCTGAATGGTGGTTAGCACAATATAAAGTTGAGGTTAATATCAATGTTGGCAGTTCAACAGCACCTTATACAGTTATAATAAGAAACGGATTAACAGAAGAGCCATATTATGACCATTTCTACGAAAATGGCGGTGGTAGCACAACTTCTACAACAATACCTTTGTCTGTTAGCAATGGTGGGTTTTTAGATTTAATGATTGAAATAGAAGCGGATAGCACTATTGCAATAAATCAAACTTTAACTGTTAGATATCAAACAAGAACTAGTTTATTTGGTAGTTATTCAGATGTTGAGGTTGGAACATACACACCAACAAATCAATCTACCGCAAATACTTTTTACATAAATAAACAAATTCCTAATATTAAAGTGATGGACTTTTTAAGCGGTTTGTTTAAGATGTTCAATTTATTAGTGTTTAAAGATGGTGACCAAATATATGTATATGAAGCAAATTTTTATATGAATATAGGGGTAGATTACGATATTACTAAATACGTTGATATGTCATCTTCAAGTGTTGAGCGATTGTTTCAGTATAAAAGAATGGACTTTAAATTTAAAAGCAAAGAAAGTTTCCTTGTTCAGTTTTCAGACGAGATACAAGGCATTCCTTTTGCAGAGGAAGATTACGGAGATGATGAGTGGGATGGTGGGATATATAAAGTTGAAGTACCATTTGAGAAAATGATGTACGAACGTTTAACTGATGAAGCTGGAAACCAAACGTATATTGGACAAGGTGCTATGTTAAGCAAAGACTTTCAACCAACTATTGGAGAGCCTTTAATTTTATGTATGGCGTATCAAGAAAATATAGATGACGAACTTACTATTGATGGTTTGCCAAGTCCATATTACCGCAGACCAACACAATTAACGACATTCGCTTGGGGATTTTCAGCAAGACAACAGTTAAGTTTTGGTCAAGAAAAAGATGAATGGCTTGGAGTTATACCATATCAAACAACTAATTTATTTCAAAATGGTTATTTAGATTATGTACAAACAGTTTTTGATAGAAAGTCAAGGCTGTTAAAGGTTAGTGCTTATTTGCCATTAAGCTTATTTATAAAATTAAAAATGAACGACACGCTTGTAATAAATAATAAAACTTACAAGATAAACAGTATAAAAACAAACCTACTTACAAATAAATCAGATTTAGAACTTTATAACGTTGATGAGTTTCCAAGCCAAATAAACAACGCGCAAGCAGCTTATTTAGACAGAGTAGCACAAGTTACAGTTACAACAAAAAGCACAGACTTTATTACAATAGGATGGACTGCAGTTACTGGTGTAGTTGGTTATGATGTTATTTTAAATGGTGGAGTATTTACAACAACTGTAGGTACAAGTTTAAAAGTAAATGGTTTAGAAAGCGGAACGACATACAATATAGGGGTAAGAGCAAAATACAGTATAAGTGGAGATGATGCTTATTCATTCGATACAACTATAACAGAAACAACATTATGATAAAGTTAATTTTAGATAGCTTAAAATACGCAAACGGAGAAACAGAGAACATCCGCATAGCACAAGGTAAACACAAACTACCTACAACACTAAAAGAGGGTTACAAAGCACTTAAACAAGAAATAAAATGGCAGTAGAGAAAACAATTAACTTAAATGTAAATACAAAAGGCGCACAAAAAAATGTCAATGATTTAGAAAAGGCAGTTGAGGGTGTAAATAAAGAGGTTAAAGATACTGGTGCTTCTACTGAAGCTATGAGTGGAACTTTGGACAAAGCAACTGGTGGTGCTATCACTAAATTTAAAGGTTTAAAGGGCGGCTTAAGTTCTGTAATTAAAAGTTTCAAGAGTTTAAGAGTTGCTATCATAGGTACTGGTATTGGTGCTTTATTAATTGCTGTTGTTGCTTTAGGTCAAGCGTTTACAAGGTCGGAAGAAGGGCAAAACAAGTTTGCTAAAATACTTGGGATTATTGGTAGTGTTGTTGGCAATCTATTAGACCTACTTGCAGATTTAGGGGAAGATATTATAAGCGCATTTGAAAACCCTAAACAAGCCTTAAAGGACTTTACAAAATTAATTAAAGAAAATATAGTAAATAGGTTTGAGGGTTTACTTGAACTATTCCCAAAACTTGGCAAGGCTATTA